GAAAGATAATGCTCCCCTCTCTGGGCGTTCAAGACGCCAAGAGATCACTAAAGGTGAAATTGCAACTCCGGTAAGATCAACTCGTGCAGAGTTATTAAATTTTGATATTGTCATCATCCCAACTGGGGATGACTATCTCGAGGATTGGGAATCTTTGGCACGTCATATTGACGCGGAAATTGCAAGTACATCTACTGGTGTCGTTTATCGTCAACAGTTAGATGAAAAAACTGGGAAAATAGAAATCGCAGAGAAGAAGGAAATTCCTGAACCAAGTTGGCTTACAAGTATGGGTCGAGCTTGGGACGAGTGGAAACCTTTTCAAACGGTTACAGACAAAGTTGTCGAGGTAAAGAAAGAGATTGTGCAAAAAGCAGTTGACGATTTCGTCGATTCAAATGAATCATATAAGAAATGTATCGAATTGGGTGCATTGGCTAAAGATTGGATTGATGAGATGAAAGACTCAAAGGTTGTTAAAGTAGGCGCATCGGCAGCAGTCGGTGGGGCTATTGCATCAGCTCTTGTCTATGCTAAGACAGAAGATGTCAAGGAAACGGTTCTCTGTGGAGTGATGGCAACAGCCATTACAGCTCTGTTTTCTAAACTCATCGTCTCTATTCCAGATGGTAAAGTATCTGGGTTAATAGCGGATGATGATTTTTTAAATAAAGTCTCTGATGTGCTTTGTGGCACAGCTGGAGCAACACTTTCTGCTATGCTTGCATACAGAATTTATGATATTGTTCGTGGCAATGAGGCTAAAGGAGTTTCTTCCGTGGTATCGGAAATCCTTATGTCCGCCGCAGCAATTGTTGGGCTTATTGGGGTTGCGACAGACCCTCAAGTTATTCGTCAGGTGATGAGTCTCTCAAAAAGTATTAAAGATGCTTTGCAGAGTATTACAAAATTGCCTGAGAATCTTGACGATTTGTTGAAGCTTTCAGTGGACAACCCTCTTGAACCTTTGGATTTTAAGGCTCCTGAAAAGGTTGTTCAAGCTCATCGTGAGATTATCACTGCACACCATGGTACAGATGTCTTGGAACACCGAGATAAAATGGATCATAGTACACTTGCTAATCGTACGAAAAACTGGGAACGGTTTATGGCTGTTCTTAAACAAAATATCATTAGGGCTAACAAGCCGGACTTGGATATGGACAATATCCAAAGATCTTTTGATTGTGTCTTTGTACATAAAGACAAAAATAATGACATCGTTATCGATGAGGATATGAGAAAATCTTTTGAGAAATTATACCTTGGAGGTAAATCTCTCGTTACGATTGATTATGTCGTCTGGAAAGAGCACGATGGTCAAAGTATTAAATCAGCGATCTATGGTCAGTTGTTTTATGCTAACGCTGTTGGTGAGGCTGTACAAAAAGCCAAAAACTGGAATCTCTTTGATGGGGTTCTGGCAACAGTTGCTAATACACTAGAACATATAGTGGATTGGTTTGATTTTGAAAAAGTTAAGATTATTGCTCTTCTTATGGGTGGTTTGGCAACTATTGGGGCCGCCGCTTATTGGTTCACTAATTCTTATAGAAAGCCTAGTTTAGTAAAGAAAGCTGAAAAGCGTATCTTGAAAAAGAAGGAGATTAATAAGAAAATAGCTGATAAGAAAAAGAAGAAGCAAGAAGCTTCAAAGGATAGTAGATCCTCATGGTTTGGAAGTGATTCTTGGTTTGGGGAACCAAAGCATAGGAAAACGGGACAAACAATGGGAGATCGAAAGAAAAAGAACAAGCGTGATAATGAAAACTACATGACTGGTAAAGAAATGGCAGCTTTCAGAAACGCAGTTCGAGCTTCTCGTAATGAAGATGATCGCGAAGACGCGCAAGACTTCGAAAGATCTGACGCTTACAAGAACTTAAGTGATCACGATAAAAAGAAGATTGACAGTTTGAACAAGGAGATTGAACAATGGCAGGAACGATTACTTGATTGGCAAAGTATGAAAGAAAAGCCGGAATTTATTCTCCGAAAACTGATTGAGCTCGAAGAAGAGCGTCGAAAATCTTATGGCAACAAGGAAGCTTCAAAGGCAGGTCCAACATATGATGAGTATGTTGTGGCACTGTATGAAGCTTGCCCTGAACATTCGTTTTTTGATGACTCGGACTCTAGTTCATCATCATCTTCTTCTATATCGTCTTCATTATCTTCATCATCTTCCTCCTCTGAGGAAGAAGTTGATGATAAGAAGCAAGCAGCAGAAGCTACTAAGGCGGAAATTAAATCATTTCTGCCAGTGGAGCGAACCTGTAATTGTGGAAAAAAATTTTTGGCTAGCGCCTCGTGGATGAAATCCTGTAAAGGATGTTATGAAACGAAGAAAGCTGAGCGTAAGGGAAAGAAGGAGGCTGAGAAGCCTGCTCCAGAATCCCCAAAAGTTAAAGTTGCAACTCAGGAAACAAAACCTGAACCACAGCAACCAACAAAACAAAAAAAAAAAACAAGTTTCCGCTGATGTCGGTCCAAAACCTAAAGGACCTAAAGGGAAACACGAAGCACCTTCGAAGTACGCACCTGAATTTGTAGAAGGATCAGATATGCATAGAGCCCTAATCAAGCTTTATTGTGATGATTCGATGCATCCAGATAAGTATTTTGGAACAGCTTTTTGTGGAAAACATAATGATGCGAAAATGTTCTTCATAAATAAACATCAATTTGGTAAGACAACTTATGTTATTGACGCTTCTGGGAAGAAAGTTTTCCTACCAGCTGATAAATTCAAAGTTTTCCGAGAAAATGGTGAAGATTCTATTCTCGCTGCTCCCCTGAGTGACTTGAATATTAATTTTAAAAATAGACGGTATATAACTGTGCAAGCAATCAATCCTAATACTGAGGTGCATACCCTTGTAGGTATACACCCAGACGGGGAACGAGAGTTTGTTGTTTCAACTCCTGCTGTGCAAGATGGCAAATACATAACACACTCAGCTTCAACAACTGATTATGTTTGTGGTGCTTACTTGTTTGACGCAAGTCGGAACTGTGCGGTTGGTTTACATACACGTTCGAATGGACCTAATTCGAATGGTATGAATAACCAAGTCGTCTCTTTTTTCTAAATGCGGAGGTGTACACCTCCCCACCTCCACCAAAATGGGGAGGAAAAATTTTGCCCAAACCGGGCATTCCTAAAAGGGACTACAAGGAACTGATCTATTTAGGTCGTGTTCCAAGTAAGACAACCCTTAAATCAAAAGAAAAACCCTATCATAGGGTCCAGTCGACTCATGCGAGACGACTAGGGGCAAACCACCAGATGCTGCAGGATATTGCAGGCGACACTTTTGCTATGGTTGAACCATGTTTAGAAAATGTTAACCAAACTTACGAGTCTTTTAGTGCTCCTAAGTACGGTGAATTCCGCGATAAATTTAACGCTTACGGGATGGAGTTTCTCGATCGCTTTTATGGAGATATTTTCGGAACAATGATTTCGCCAGAGGATTTATGTCAAGAAGTTGACTGGAGTAAATCTGGTGGTTTTACAGCAAGCCATTGGGGTATAAGATCAAAAGGGGAACTTATTAAGGACCCTAATTTTCTTAAGTCCGATCACCACAACAACCCGGTGCGGACTATACCTTTAACAACGGTAGCTAATAAGCGCGAGCTTAAGAAGATCACTGATATTCTTGAAAAGAAGATCAGATGTTTCTTTATTGCTGAATGGCAGTTGGTTAAATCACAACTAAGATTCGGTAAAGACTCATCACGCAAACTAATGTTGAAACATTGGTCAGCTTATGGGTTTAATCCATACCGGGGTGGTGTTCATAATTTAGCACTGCAACTCTTGTCTAAGAGAGTGAGGTTCTACTATGATGTTTCCGGTTGGGACAAGTTTGTTCCATTAATGCAAGATCTTTATGCATTGATTAGGAATCGAACTATCCTGCCTGAAGAACTCAGAGATGAGTTTGAATGGATGGTTAAAAACACCGTTGCTTTTATATGTGTCCTTTTTGATGGGGATGTTATTCTCAAAGCCTTTGGTAACGCCTCAGGTTCTGGAATGACTACCCGCGACAACATATTAATGCATATTATTATTGCTGCTGCTTTCCTTGCAGAAGCATATTTTATGAAGTTTGGTAAACTTCCAGACTTCTATTTTGTTGCCGAACAGATTGTTCGTCTTTTCGGAGATGATTCAGTTTTTGCGGTTGATGAAGAATTTGACTATGTCTTACATGGTATGGGAGAAGAAGATGGTTTTCTTAACACCTTTTTCAAACGATACGGAATGAAACTAAAATTTCTTTATGGAGGTTATGATTACCCAATAGAGAAGATGGAGTTTCTAGGATTTAGATTTCACAAGGTTGATGGTTTTTATTTACCGTATTATGACCCTGTAAGATTGGCACATTCTTTTATACACACTAATGATAAAGGAGATACACTCACGGCTTACGTGTCGAAGTGTTTCGTTCTCGCTATTATGGCTTACGCCACAGAATATCGAGATCTCTTTATCGATAGTTACCATAAGTTACTAGACTCTCTAGACCCGAATCACCTAACTCCCGAGTTACGCAGTTTCAAATATGAAACTCGGTTGAATGCACATATTCTACATGCGTTTTACACTGGGAGTGAGTCGTCTTCAGTGGATTTTAGTTTTTTTGAATCTACATGGAGGGAGGAAGGAATAAAAGACGATTTTCAAAATGTCGTCTGGAGCTGTCACTACGGTAGCAAAAATTTCTAAACCACAAAAACAAGCTAATGCGAAGGCAAAGAATCTCAAACCTGCGAAGATTACTACTTCAAAAGGTAAGGAGGTTCTTGTCCAACCTTTGCATCCAACAGCTCGTCTTTATGGACAAGTTTTAGTTGACCCCTTCTCGTTAAGTGAAGGGGTTGCACAACCATTCGGTGATCCAGTAAAATCATCGAAAGAGGTTTATTTCGCGAAAGGCGAATTACAATTAGGCACGACTGGATATGGTTTTGTGCTTTTTAAGCCAACAGTTGCGAATGACTATGCGTGCATAAGTCATACGACTGCGACTAGTGTTGGAACTGCATCGACACAATTAGATGCTTTCACAAACACAACACAACTTTACCCTGTGGGATGCCCTTATACACAAGCCATGTACGGAGCTGGTTCAACGTTAGTAACCAGATACGTAGGAGGTGGTATTAGAGCAAAATACTTTGGTAAAATCCTTGACAAGAACGGTTTATGTACCGCTGTTGAGGAACCCGATGGTCAAACTATTGAGAGTTCAAATTTCACTACTTTGATTAACACCGATTACACAAGAACACGTGCAATTGGTGATAAGGAGTGGGATGCGACGATCAATTCGAGTGGACCATTTCACCCAGATCAATATTCTTTTCGCGGAGGTGTGAATGGAATCGCACCAATGGGAGAAGATTTTGCAATGGGATTATTATTTAAAGGAGAACCAGGAGATCTTTTCTGGTTTGAATGTAAGTATTATATTGAGGCGGCAGGAAAAGGACCTCCTGCTAAATCTTTAACTGTGCCTTGTTTGGCACAGGGTCAAGCACTTCATGCTGCGTCTAAGAGTATCACAGGTACAAAGGGTACCCTCGCGGTTGCAGATAAGGAGTCTTTTTGGTCTAAGGCCAAAGCCTTCATAGGGGATAACCTCCCTATGATCATTG